ACCACCGTCGTCGAAGAGGATGGTGTTGAGCTGGGACGCAAGCATCACCGCCACGTTCTTGTCCCAGGGCAAGACGTAAGTGGTGAAGTAGCAGAGGTGCAGGCGATTGCTAATGCACTGTGGACTGACGATGTTATTGCTGCATATCAGGCTTCCATTGCGGAGGCGGAATGAGCATTAAACTAAAAGGAAGTACAGACGGGAGCGTAACACTACAGGCTCCCGCCGATACCAGCCCGACTGGTACGGATAAAACGTTGATCCTGCCGACTGGTGTTGGTAGTGCAAATCAGTTCCTGCAAAACGGCAGCACTGCTGGAACTCTTGAGTTTGGATCGCTTGTGTCTGGCGATATGCCGACTGGAAGTATTTTGCAGGTTGTGCAAAGTACTTACACGAGTTCGAGTACACACGCCGCTTCAGAATTTAGTGATACAGGACTTGAAATTACTATTACGCCTACAAGTAGTAGCAGCAAAGTTTTGATCATGACTTCATTTATATTTGGTCAAGTCAAAAGCCCTAACGCAAACCAAGACAATATGAAGTACTTTACTCTTTTTAGAGGAAGCACTAACATTGCTCCTGGGAATACCAGGTTTTTTGCGCATCAAAACGAAACTAGCGGTACTGTTAACTGGGATGAACAAACTCAGGTTGCTAGTATCAACTATCTTGACAGCCCCTCTACAACAAGCGCAACGACTTACAAATTAAGGTGCTCAAACGATAACCCAACTGAGGTTACTATTACCTTTAATCGTAGAGGCGTTAACGATAACGTAGGCAGCGCTGTAATGGTTGCAATGGAGGTGGCAGCATGATTAAAGATCTTGCTATCAGGGCTATTCATACTAACGTTGCTTCTGTTTATTACGACAACGAAGACAACGCTTGTGCATACGATGAAGACGGTGTTGAAGTTACTCTAGATGCAAATGCTATTGCTACCAAAACGGCTGAGCTACAAACCGAAAAAACTTGGTCAGATCTTCGTGAGAAGCGTAATAGCTTGATTGCCGAGACCGACTATCTGGCATTATCTGACGTAACCTTGTCGTCAGAAATGGCTACCTACAGGCAAGCCCTCCGTGACCTGCCTGCAAACACTACTGATCCAGCCAACCCTGTTTGGCCTACTAAACCGGAGGCTTGATTATGAGCACAATTAAAGTAACAAATATCGAACATCAATCAACCGTAAACGGCGGCATCCAGCTAGATAACGCTGGTCACGTCACTATTGACGGTCAACAGCTGCCGACTGCTGGTGCGTTGAGCAATCGCAACCTGATTATTAACGGTGCGATGCAAATTGCTCAACGTGGAACGTCAGTTACAGGTATCGGTGTTGATGATTACACCTGTTGCGACAGGTTTAAAAACTTTGCATCATTATCTGGTCAAGCAGGTAGACTAACTGCAACCCAAGAAACTATTACTGATCTAGCAGGATTTCATAAAGCACTAAAGCTGCAAGTAACTACTACCGAAACACCAGGATCAACTGAGTCTTATGGACTAAACCAGCGTTTAGAATTGCAAGACGTTAAAGGATTAAATATTGGCACTTCAGCTGCAGAGCCACTTACTCTGTCTTTTTACGCAAAGGCTCCTACAGGTAACGGTGTGTTTTGTGCTGGCATTATTATGCCTGGTGGTGGTTCATATATTGAAGAGGTGACCGTTGGTACTTCATGGTCTAGGCACGAGATCAACATCCCTGCAACGACAAACTCTGCTCATGCTACTACACAGACTAATGACACCCACAATGCACTGGAAGTACAGATTACATTGATGGCTGGAAGCAGTAGAGACGGTCACGCTAATGGTACTTGGGAAACCGGTACTAATGATAGGGCTACCAGCAACCAAAGTAATTTCTTCTCTTCAACTTCAAACAACTTGTTTATTACAGGTGTTCAATTAGAGCGTGGCGAGAAGGCGACACCGTTTGAGCATCGAAGCTTTGGCAATGAACTTCGTAGGTGTCAGCGTTATTTTCACGTTAAAAAAGCAGACGGTTCCGTACAGCCTTACGAACCCGTAGGCATTGGCAGATGGTCCGATGCTAATCGTGCTCAAATTTTGGTCAATCACCCAGTAACAATGCGAGCAGTTCCTTCCGCAACTTTTAGCGCAGCTGGTACTTTTTTAGTTAACACAGACGGCTCTTTAGCAGGCGGAAATCCCTCAAGCATGTCACTAAATGAACCAGGTTTTGAATGTTCAACTATTTTTGCACATTATTCATCTGGAGGTAGAACAGTAGGTCAAGCCACAACGCTTTATAGTGATGATAGCGATGTCGCTACAGTATCTTTTTCTGCAGAACTATGACTTATTCCGAAATTACAGGCGATTATCAGAGTACAATTATTAGGCGCACTAATCCTGACGGATCTTACTTGTGGATCCCAAAATGCCCTGACAACGTCGATTATCAAAAATACCTTGAGTGGCTTGCTGAAGGTAACACACCTACCCCCGCAGATTCATGATTACTATTATCCGTCCAATCCTGTTTTCCTTTCTTCAATCTGACAAGGTCAAGCTGCTTATCGTAGACATGCTGACCAAACTGGCTGAGTCTACCGACAATGATGTCGATGACAAGGCTGTTGAGTTTATTCGTAACGGACTTTTCCCCGCTAAACCTCTCTGATGGACCTTGGTGAGCCGCCGGTACTACCGTCTCTACGGCTCCCTGAGCCCCTTGTTTTACCCCGTCCGGTACTAGATGTCCCACGAGCGGATTTGCCCTCATACAAGCCGCTTGTGGTGCCTCCTAGCGACCTCCGGGCTCCTCCGGGAGTCAAAGGAACAACAGAGTCTGACAAAGAAAAACCAAAACCCAAACCTCCTCCGGTTAAACTACCGCAGGATACAAGGCAAGTAGACATCCCGTTTACGGATGTAACTATGCCTCTGCCTTCTAACGAAATACTTGTCACGGCTGGTACTACTGCCACCGTGTCTGTTGCAGCCACCCTAACGGCAACAGCAGTCTTTAAATGGACTGTAAATGCAATGAAGCCCATCCTTAAACAAGCATGGACAAGAATAACAAAACGGAAGGGTTCATCAAATTCATCGTCCTTGTCTGGTCCGCCGGACTCCTAACTGCTAGTTATGCAGGTTGGATGGAAAAGATGGATCCTACCTATGTCGCATCAATTCTTAGCGGCACTCTAGCAACTTTTTCTATTACACGAGAAAAAAAGGAATGAAAAAGCTACTTCTGTTGCTGCTGTTGGCTGCGCCTGCATCAGCTCAAACTGTAACCCCACAGTTCACCCAGGGGTCAATGCAATCGACAACCACCACCACGGTTGACATTGAACGTACTATCGAGACTGAAGTCTTTGGTGGTGATTACAACTCATGGAGTGGATCAAACGTAACTCCCAGCGCAGACATTGCGGGAGACAGTACAACATTCTCAGTTACAACTTCTGGAGATCCTTGGTCTCTGGAAATCACAACACGAGACGCAGGCGTTGTAGAAACGATCGACATCACAGAAACAATCGAGTCCACTTCTACCACTACCTCGCTCTCTATCTTCTCGCAGTAACACCTGCGTATGCAGAAGACCCTAAAGTACAGAATACTTCTAACCCTGTAGCAGCTGCAACCGGTAATGTTACCAATCAAGCTGTACAATTTCAGAACAATGGTGCACCAAGTAGACAGATATTTGGTGCTAATAGTTCATGTAACGGAGCTACAATGACGTTTAGCCCATTTTATATGGGCAACGACACTATACCGTACGAAGCTGACGGATACGTCCGTTCTAACAACTATGGTATGCAGATGTCTTTTATGATACCACTAGATGGTAGTATGATCGAGCAGTGCAAACAAATAGCACGTAGACATGAACAAAAGATGAGGTTAAACTACGAGATGATTCGTGCAGTAAAATGTACAGAGATTATGAAAGCTGGTTTTACCTTTCGTCCTGGTAGTAGGGTAGAAGTATTATGTCACGACATTATTCCCATTGTATCTTTAACTAATGATAGAAGCTCTAGTAAGCCTGTCGATAGCAGCGATAGCGGGGGGAGCAGCACTGAACAGCAGGCTGCACAACCGAATAAATAGCGTACATGAACGCATTAGCGCACTTGATCGCCGGTTAGACGGTATCGAACTTACTGTGGCTTCTGACTATGTTAAGAAGTCTGAGTTAGCTGAGTTGCTTAGCCGGATGGAAGATCACATGGTACGTATTGAAAACAAACTGGACCAAATCGTGCTTCGCAATGTCTAAGAAAAAAGCTACAGAAGACCAGTTTAACGAGCTGCATAATCTAGTTACTAAGGAGTTTCTTGCCCGTATTAAATCGGGTGAAGCTACTACACAAGATCTTAAAGCAGCTTGCGACTGGCTTAAAACAAATGACATCAGTGGTGTGGCTTATGATGGCAACCCACTGTCTAAATTGGCTAGTGTAATGCCGCAAGTTGACCCAGAACTCGTACAAAGCAGACTCTATGGCAAGCGGTAAAACCTCACAATACTACAAGTCGAATCCTAAAGCCGCTGCTCGCCGTCGAAAGCAGCAGCGTGCATACAATAAGACCAATGCTGGTCTACAAATCAGAGTTAAAGCCAACAAACTGAATCGGAAACTCGGTACCTACGGTAATGGTGACGGTAAAGACGCATCTCACACAGGACCTAACAGCGGTAAGCTGGAAAGCCCTAAAACGAATCGCTCTAGACCTCGTCGTAACCAACGGTACGCATGACTCCTCTTCTTCCTACACCTGATCACTACATTTACAACCTAATAACCATGACGTCCTCTGAAGCCAAGCGCCTTTGGAGGCGCAGCATCAAAGAACACTTTGGATGCACATGTGTTTATTGCGGAATTACTTATGACTTACATGAACTTACATTGGACCACGTACATCCTCGCTCTCTTGGGGGTGAAGACATTACATCAAATGTCGTACCAGCTTGTTCCAGTTGCAATCAGGACAAAGGAAGTTTACATTGGCGAGAGTGGATGAGGCAGCAGTTTGGTCAAAATCTACTTCGTGAATCTTTAATTTTATCACATATTAAATAAATGGAAACACGGGCCGAATACCAAGCAAGAGCTAGAGCCTACGTTGAAGAACACGGAAGAAAAACACCTACTGAAATTTACCAAGCAATCGGTGATCCACCAGAAGGTGTACGTCTAGCTGCTGATGGTAAAGGCAATGTACGTGCACGTGATGTTCTACAACGTCGAGTTACTCAAGGTGTGTACAACAGACAACGTGCACAACGTGCTCAACCAAGAGGTGAGACAGAAGCTGCTTATGACCGTTCTATGCGTAGAACTGCTAGACAACGTAGCGATAATTTAATCCATAAACTTGCTTACGGTGATGAGCCTTCTATTGCAGAACATAACCAGCCTTTACACCAAGGCGGCGATGCATCTAGGCAAAGCATTTCTGAACCACCTTTTAAAACCTTTAAAGATACAGTAGAATCTAAATTAAAAAAATACCCAGGTTACGTCACTGATATTGATGATGTAACTGGCGGCGTTCGTGTCATTGAAGAAGCCCGCTACAATCAATACCAAAAACCTAGTCAACAACGTGGAATTACTTTAGAACTTGGCGACAACATTGATAATGCTTTAGCTAAATTAAAACCACGTGTTAATCTTCAAGGTGTTGGAGGTAGTATTCGTTTTAGTACAGGGTTTAGAGCAATGATTCCTGGTCCTGCTGGACTAATAGAATTTGTACCTATGATTGACGAAATTACGGGAGGACATTTAGAAAAAACTGTAGATCAAGGTATTAAATCCGTACAAGGTGCAATCCGGTTTGCAGCTACTTCTGTAAGAGACGCTTATGCTGACACTAAACCTTTAGGATATGACCTAAACCTCCAATAAAATGACCGACGTACTATCCGCCCTACAAGATGATTTCAAGCTGTTCCTGCAAGCCCTGTGGGCGCAGCTTGATTTACCGGAGCCAACCCGTGCACAATACGCAATCGCAGACTATCTTCAGTCTGGACCTAAACGTCTTCAGATACAAGCTTTCCGTGGAGTTGGGAAGTCATGGATTACTGGAGCCTTCGTTCTTTGGACGCTTTTCAATAATGCAGAAAAAAAGATCATGATCATTTCGGCCTCTAAAGAACGGGCCGACAACATGTCTATCTTCTTGCAAAAACTAATTATTGAAACACCATGGCTTTCTCATTTACGTCCGAAGTCCGACGATGCAAGGTGGTCGAGGATAAGCTTCGATGTGAACTGCTCTCCCCACCAAGCTCCAAGCGTAAAAAGCGTGGGCATCACTGGACAGCTCACCGGAAGCCGCGCAGATTTAATGATTCTAGACGACATTGAAGTTCCTGGTAACTCAATGACAGAGTTTATGCGGTCTAAACTGCTACAACTCTGTACTGAAGCGGAGTCTATCCTTACACCCAAGGATGACTCCCGTATTATGTACCTTGGTACACCACAAACAACGTTTACTATCTATCGTAAGCTAGCAGAACGTAATTATCGCCCGTTTGTGTGGCCTGCAAGGGTTCCTAGAAGCCTTAGCAACTACGAAGGTCTACTTGCACCACAACTGCAAGAAGACATCGATACAGGAGCACAGGAGTGGGATGTAACTGACCCGGACCGATTCGATGACACAGATCTTATTGAACGTGAAGCGGCAATGGGACGCAGCAACTTTATGCTGCAGTTTATGCTTGACACGTCCCTTAGCGACGCTGACAAGTTCCCGCTTAAAATGGCTGACCTTGTCGTTACAAGCGTCAACCCTGCTACTGCTCCTGACTCCGTCGTATGGTGCAGCGATCCCAAGAACGTCATCAAAGACGCTCCTACTGTCGGACTACCTGGAGATTATTTCTACAGTCCAATGCAGCTACAAGGAGATTGGCTTCCTTACACAGAAACAATCTGCTCCGTTGACCCGTCGGGTCGTGGATCGGATGAAACAGCAGCGGCTTATATCAGCCAACGCAACGGTTTCTTGTACTTGCACGAAATGCGTGCTTACCGAGACGGATACTCAGACAACACGCTCTTGGACATTTTAAGAGGTTGTAAGAAGTATAACGTTACTAAACTTGTAATTGAAACAAACTTCGGTGACGGTATCGTTGCTGAGTTGTTTAAAAAACACCTACAACAGACAAAACAAGCTATTGGCGTTGAAGAAGTCCGTGCTACACTCCGTAAAGAACAACGTATTATCGATGCTTTAGAACCTATTCTTAATCAGCACCGTCTTGTTATAGACAGGTCTATTATTGATTGGGATTGGAACTCAAACAAAGACGAAGCTCCTGAAAAACGACTTATGTACATGTTGTTCTACCAGATGAGTAGAATGTGCATGGAAAAAGGTGCAGTTAGACACGATGACCGTATTGACGCCCTAGCACAAGGTGTCAAATACTTTACCGACGCTATGGGTATCTCTGCTCAAGAAGCGGTAAACCAACGTAAACGTGACGACTGGAACGACCTGCTTAGAGCTTCTATAGAAGACCCACAAGGCAGTGCTAATCACCTTGTTTTGGGTATGAATATGGAACAAAGACAACAGGCTAGAGGCAACGACAAAAACGGTGTCCCTACCTGGGTTTAGAGCGGTCCCACCCGTATACAGGGGGAAGGGTGGACCTCCTGTGATTGGGGCTCTTCGGAGCCCTTTTACTACTGTAAATCAGATTACAGAGAGACATGTGTATTTATATACACTGTGTCACAGCTAAAACACTTTTACTACTGTATGCACTCCGTTAAACTCATTCACTCAACACCTGATGGTGATAACCTTGTCAGTTATATGGCACGTGTATCTAATCCATCTAATCAAAACAACACTGAGACCAGTGCTCGTTTAATTAAGTACCTTATCAAACATAAACATTGGTCACCGTTTGAAATGGTAAACATGTGTGTAGAAATACATACAACACGATCTATTGCAGCTCAAATCCTGCGTCACAGATCATTTAGCTTTCAAGAGTTTAGCCAGCGTTATGCTGAGGTAACAGATAAACCCGATACTCTTGTTGTACGTCGTCAAGACGATAAAAACAGGCAGTCTAGTATCGATGATGTTGATCCATACACATCTCAAGACTTTCAAATTAAAGCTCAGCAAGTATATGACCTGTCATACGGTCTATACAACGAAATGTTGGCAGCAGGCATTGCTAAAGAGTGCGCTAGGGAGGTATTGCCTATGTCTAGCCCTACAACGCTGTATATGAACGGCACATTGCGGTCTTGGATCCATTATACTGATTTAAGGTGCGCAAACGGGACGCAAGCTGAGCATAAACAGATTGCAGACCAGTGTCGAGCCTTAATTGAAGATTGTTTTCCACAGGTTTACGCAGCATTATGATTGTTTGGCCTGTTATATGGATGATAGTTGTGCTGCTTGTAGCTGTTAGCTACGTCATATACCGGGTCATAAATTTTGACAAAAATGTGTGAGCCCATATATACGCTGTAGCCGGGACGCAGCACCCCCATGCCCCCGTGTGAGCAGTAAAACCCTGCAAAACCCAGTGATACCAGTCGGTTTGCCCCGGTATTTTACTGCACAAACCGGCAACACTGGGCTCAACGGGCGCAAACCAACTACCGCGTGCGCGTGACATGCGCGGTTCTATCTCGCGCGATCTGTCGGCCGGCTTAACCTACGGTTATCAATCAGCAATCGACTGATAAGCAGAGATAATAAGCCTTGGTATGACTGGGATCTGATGCTGTGGTGTGCAGCTTGGTTGATTGTCCACCGTGATTTGGGGAGATGAGGGGCTATACTCAAACAGAGATGACTGATTTGAAGGTCTTGATCTCGACTCTCCCTGTTAAGGGGGAGGAGAGTCTCGATCTTCAACCATCAGTCACTCCCACCGAACCTTGACAACTTCATAGCTCGTTGCGACGGCGAGGTGCAGTCATCTGCAGCAGACCGTAGAGCCCGGAGGTGCTTGACCAGTTGGCCGGCCGGGATGTTACACTGTGTGACGGTTACACCGTCGCCGCCGACCCACAGGCGGCATACAAGTATGCTCATGGGTGTCAGACATGCATCGGCGTGCACCAGGGTTCGAGTCCCTGACCTGGCTTTGCTGCTCCTCATGGACGCAGCCTTTGTTCACTTGCTTCAACATTTCATGTTCACCTATTCTGCAACTCGTACCTCTGCTGCTGCGCAGTTCGTCCACGTTGACCTGCTCCGTGGCGTAGCCATCGTGTCGTTCAAGAACGGCAACATGTACGAGTACAAGAACGTGTCCCGTCGTGCTATCGCTAGCCTTATGGCTAACCCTAACATGAGCCTCGGGTTCTGGATCAACCACAACCTGCTCGACACTACCCGCACCAGCTACAAGGTGCTGCCTGACTACGCTGCTGCCTGACAGGCATAGCTCACGGGATCATAGCCCGCTGCCAGGTGCAATGCCTGGCATGAGCCTGGGCGCTACGCCCTACATGTACACATTACGTAACACATCACATGTACAACGTGTCACCTATGTTCGACGCATTGGCTGAGCGCTTCGATGACATGGACGAGTGCAAGGACGTAGCCGAGTATGGCTGCAGTGCTGGCGTCTCCGGTTTCATCTACTCGACAGAACTTGCGGAGTTCTTTGACAAGTACGAGGAAGAGATTGAGGATGAACTCGATGCTCTCGGCCTCAAGTACACAGACCTCATTGATACCGATGAGTTCTGGACACTGCAGGAATGTAAAGAGAAAGCTGTGTGGTGCATCGTTGAGATGTACTGCAATCAGCGTGTCGATGCAGCCTGCGCTGTAGCCTGATCCGTTCAAGCGGGTGGCAAGGTGCGAACCCTTGCCCAGGTATTGCCTACGCACTGAGCGAGGCACTCATTAACATGTACCAAGTTTATCAACTCACGGACGATGGGTTTGAGCAATCGCTCGGATACTATCACGACATCAAGGACGCAGACGATGCGTTAGATGAGTGGTCTGAGTGGAGACCACATGCTTACATTGACATTCGAGAGGTTAACTAATCATGCGTAAGATCGAACAACAGATGATCAGCGCCGTCAAGAATTGCAAGGACTGGCGTAATGATAACACCATTGTGATGTACTCACCATCACGTAAGGTGTCATGTGTGTACCTACACAAGAACCTCATTGCTACAATTAGCACGGACGAGGTTGAGATCTACGATGGTGGTTGGCAATCCAACACTACCAAGTCACGTCTCAATGCTATCATCAAAGGATTGTGTGATGGCTACAATCAAGGTGTGTACCAACGTGACTTCACCTGGTACATACAAGACGACGAGGATGGTGCTGACTTCACCATTCCTTTCCAACACGGTTACACTTTTGCTCGCTTATCATGATCCAACCATGGACACAAAGCCTCGTTAATCACGAGGAAGAATTGTATCACAGCATCTTCACAACGTTGTTGATGTCTGGTGAGTATCGTGAGCAAGACATTGATGCTCAAGTTCATGAGATCATGGACAATCCCACCATTTACAAGGAGTATTTCAGCTGATGATCCACACTGACAAGTATTACGCACAGCCTACTGTGTTCAAGCTGACTACATGTCTCAAGGACAAGCACATCAC